CCAGCCGGAACCGTCATCTCGAAGCGATTGACGACCAGTTCGCCGGCACTGCCCGGATACGCGACGGACTGGTTTTTGACGGCCGGTCCGAGAATTGTAGTCATATGAATCCCTCCTACGGGTTCGGGTCCTTAGCCGCGGTGTCGATCGACAGAATGCCGAAGTCTTTGCCATTAAAGCGGGTCTTCTTGACCCCCATGATGACACCGGCCGCGACTTTCGGCTCGTTGCCGTGGTCGGAAATCTCTTCCGTCCAGGTGAAGCGCAGGCCACCGGCCGAGCCGTAGGCAACGACACCGGCCTGCCGTCCCATGAACAGCGCGCGTGCCGCCGCCAGATTGACGCCGGAACCGTAATCGTTGAAGCGGATGACGTTCTCGTGGCTGTGCAGGACGACGTTGTCGATCATGCCCAACCCGCCCTTGAAGATCGGATTGTTGCGACCCTCGGCGGCGGCAGCGGCCTTCTGGATGTCGAGCCAGCCGCCGGTGTCTGAAATGCGCAGATCGTGTTCCTGGAACGGCGACATGATGCAGACATAATGCTGCTCGCCGTCGATCGAGATGGCGATCATGTTGGCGGTCGTCGGGTCGACGGCGCGCATCATCGTCGCCTTGACGGCGGCGCGCTCGATGACGGCGCGGCTCATCGTGTCGCCGACAACGATCGTCGCCTTCGAAGTGGCGGTGCCGGGATAGATGATATGCCCCGCATCGGGGGCCTCGATCGGATTGCCGGCGAAACCAACCCAGGTGACATCCTCGATGTAGTCCTGGTTGATGCCGCGGCTGCCGCTCAGATAAACGAAATGGAGCTGGTCGATGTACTGCGACCAGTAATCGGAGAGCCGATCCTTGGCGATCGAGCGGATGTTGTGCAGCGTCCGCTTGCGGCTCATCTTGCCGCCGGCGGAGACGCCGTGCCGCATTTGGTCGATGTAGACCTGGTCGGTGAAGAACCGCAGGTTCTCTTCCTTGCCTTCCAGACGATTATCGCCCGTGGTCGGCTTATTGCGGAGCTGGACGCTCAGATCGAAGCTGATCGTGTCGCCGGCATCCGATTCAAGATCGGTCAGCCGCTGAATGACGGTATTGTCGGATTCCGACACGAACTTGCGGTCGAAATAGCCCTTCGACAGAATGTCGAGGAAGAGCTGACCACTCCACCGCTTTACAGCTTTCGGATCGCCAAAGGGGATTGTGGTGGGACCAGCCATGACGTGCAACCTCCAAAGGGGTCAGCACGTCCTGCGCTTTGCGTGAAGAAATACTGCCATTTCGCCGTCAGGGCAAGCACCGGCCGTTCAGGCCACCGAACGGAAGTCCTCGAGCACGCGCCGTGGCGCGGTGATGCCATGCGTGTAGCGCGGCGGAATGATGCCGTTGATCAGGTCGCGGATCGGCAATTCCGTGAAAATCGAGAACTTGGTGCACGACCCGGTTTTGTATTCCATGCGAATGGCGACGACATCGCCGATCTCGATTGCGTCGCCGACGCGCATCGTTTTTGACAGCATCGCGGTTCAGCCCCCTTGTAGGTACATCTCACGGTCCGCCGGTGACAGCTTGGCCAGCGCCTTCTCGTAGTCGGCACCCTTCAGCTTCTCCAGCCGTGCAAACTTGTTCGGCAGCACCACCTGCTGCTGATCGGACGCCGGAATCGCAGCGAAACTCGGCGGCGTGACACGCTTGGCGCCATTGCCGTCGCCGTTCACCTTCTTTTTCTTCGCCGGCTTTTCGGCGCCGTTCACGGCGCCGAGCTCCTTGATGATCTTGGCGTGGGCATCGATCAGGATCTTCGGATCGGTCGGATTTTCCGAACCGGTTTGCAGCTCGCGCACCACCGTGTCGAGCAGCTTATGACGCAGGCTGCCTTCCGCGTATTCCGTGTGCTGCGCCATGAAGAGCGGGATAGTCGAATAGTACCAAGTATTGACGGCGGTCTGCACGCTCATCGCGGCGATGGCGCGCTTCTCCTTGAGCGCATCGCGCTCGTCTTCCAGCTTCTCCTGGCTCTCGCGCCATTCGACCGCGGTCAGTTCGCCGTCGTCGAACTGCTTGGCCAGGTCCTTCAGCTCCTTCTTGATGTCGACGAGCCGCTTTTCCTCTACATCGGTAAGCTTGGGTGCAGGGGGAACAGCAGGTGGGCCGGCGGCGATCGGCGGCGTATCTTCTTCATCGTCTTCCGCCTCTTCGCCCTCTTCTCCCTCTTCACCCTCTTCCGATTCGCCTTCTTCAGCCGAGTCGTCCGCGTCCTCGCCTTCGGGCTCATCCTCGTCCTCGTCCTCGTCCTCGGCGGCGGGCGCATCCTCCGCGCCTGCATCCGGGTCCGGCGCCGGCGGCGCGGCCTCTTTCTTCTTAGGCTTCGGCGCCGGCTTGTCCTCCGGTTCGCCGGCGGCCGCGGCGGCAATCTCGGCGTCCTCGGCGGCGGCCTCGGCCTCCAGCTCGGCCTGAAACTCCTTGAGCCCGACGCGCTCTTCGTCGGTCAGCTTGTCGAAATCGTCTTCCGTTACTTTCAAACGCGGCATCGATTTTTCCTCTTCACTGGGGTGGGCCGTTCAGGCCCAGTTGCTGGCCGGGCCCCGCACCGGGAGGCGGAGCTTGTTCGGCCGGCTGCTGCACGCCGGGCGCCGCTTGCTGAGCGGCGGCCTGCTGCTGTTGCGCCGCGGCTTGCTGCATCTGCGCAAGGGCGGCGGCATCTTTGTCCGTCTGACTGACGAAACCGGATTCGGCAAGGATGTAGTCGGCAACCGGCGCGGCGGCGGGGACCGAGATCGCCACCTGGGCGACGTCGAGCGCCTTCTGCTGGGCGTCGATATTGTGACCGGGGATGCGCGCCATCGCCTCCTGTGCGGCAGATGCGGCTTGATCGGCCTTGGCCATGGCGGCGCGCGCCTCGCCGATCGCCTTCTCCAGCTCGGCCTGCATCATGGCGTTCTTCATCGCCGACTGCTTGGCCATTTCCTGCATGCGCTGCTGGTCTTCCGGCGTCAGCGTCTCCTGATCGGGATCGAATTGGCCGGTCATGCCGCGGATGCGTTTGACGATCTCCTCACGGTTCGGGAGATCCATGTTCTCGACGGCGAGGTCGAGCAACAGCAGCCCAACTTCCGGCGGCAGCCGGCCCATCGCATCCATTAGCTCATCTGCGGCCGCCTGGCGAATGGTGGCGTGCCAGGCGCTCTCCGAAATGATGAAATCAGCCTTGGTCTTGGTGATCTCGTTCTCGGGCAGCCCGTCGTTGACGCTGACGTAGTCCGCCTTGCCGCGCTGGTTGGTGATGCGGAACTGCTTCGGCTGATCCATGAACTGCTCGACATTGGCGAGCATCTTTTCGCCATGAACCTGATTGGCGAACAGCAGATTGTCGAAGATCTTGGCGGTCGCCAAGGAACCCTGGTCCTGCCGGCGCTGGATGGCAACGCCGGATGTGGCGTTGGTGCGGCGGCCGAGCAACTCGTCGGTGACGCCGCTGGCCTGCTGGATCATGGCGATGTCTCGAGACATCAGCTCGAGATGCCACTGCGCCAGATCGCGATCGGCGTTGAGGATGATCTCCTTGCCCGGCATCTTGCGAATGATGGCGTCCGGGCGGGAGGCCTCCTCCTGAAACTCCTCGAACGTCATGTCCGGTGGGAGTGCGTCATAATCCATGACGATCTTCGAGGTCGACAGGATGTGCAGCGCCTTCGAGGCTCGCTTGTTGACGTCGACCTGGATATCTTTGAGCCGCCGGATCACCCCATAAGGCGCTCCATCGCGGCCACGCCGGTAGGCCCAGATCGGCGTCAGCGGAAAGCGATTGTGGCGATACGGTGATTCCGAGAACCACAGCATTCCGGCGTCGGTGAACAGCGCGACATGGATGCGCATCACCGTTCTCTCAGCCAGCTCGGCCTCGCCGCTGGCAATCTGGCCCTTGTGACCCTCGGAAAAAGCGTCGAACAGCTCGCCGTTGAACTCACCGCCCCTCATCTTGCCGGCGGTGACCGGGCGCTTGTACCAGCCCTCGATTATGCGAACGCGCTGCCGCTCGTAGCCCTCGATGACGCGCTGGCTGCTCGACGTGCGGCCGTTTCCGCCGGACAGCGCGTCTTCCTGGCTGTCCATCGGGTCGTCGCCGTAGTCGTCGCGGCTTGGGAAATCGTTAGCATCGGCCGCGGACTGTCGTAAAAGTTCCTCGCGCTTCGGAAACAGCGCAATCGCCACGTCGAGATCGACCCATTTGGCCCTGAAGATGTAGCGGCCGTCATTGACGTCCATTTCCGTGGAAGCTGTGTCGTGGAG